GTCGAGTACATTACCGGTAACGGTTGTAAACTCGGGTGCGGGAACACAATATACGAGTGGGTGGACAGTATCGGGCTCGACGAGTTCGTTCGTGGTTCCCAGTGATGCACCAAACACGTTATACTATTATTGTCAGAATCATAATGGTATGGGTGGATCTATAAGTGTTTCCTCGGCAACAACAACGACACACACGGTAACCGTGGTGTCTTCGAGTGCCGGTACACAATATACGAGCGGGTGGACGGCATCGGGAACACCTGGAAGTAGCGGTGGTATAAATACGTTTATTGCTCCAAGTGATGCACCGAGCACACTCTATTATTATTGTGGGAACCACTCGGGTATGGGTGGTGCAATAAACATGGTTTCAGGACCCGTTTCGACAACGTTTGCCGTGACGGTCCAATCTGTAGGTGGATATTACGGGAGTAGTAATAAATATTTCATAGATGGAACACAACAAGCGACCATATCTCTCGTAAGGGGTAAGACGTACACGTTCAATAACAACGCATCGGGAAGTCACCCGATGTACTTTGCTACATCGAGCGACGGTACGATTTATACGTCGGGTGTGACGAATGGGGGTACATCGTCAGTCACGTTTGCGGTCCCACTAAACGCGCCAAGTACACTGTATTATAAGTGTGGGGTCCACGGGGGTATGGGTGGAACCATAAATATACTCGGACCAACGACAAGTCCATTAACCGTGACGGTTGCGAGTGGTAAATTTGTTATCGGGGGCGTTTCACAAGCAACGCTTCAACTCGTACGCGGAGAAACGTACGTGTTTAACCAAGAAAACTCATCGAATGGTACTCATCCTTTACGGTTATCTACGACGAGTAACGGAACCCACGTCGTCGGTGGTTCCGGATTTTATATTGGTGGAACACAGAAACCGACCCTTACGATGGTACGTGGGAACACGTATACGTTTGACCAATCGAACGCGTCGAATGGTTCACACGTTCTCCAAATCGCATCCGCGAGTGATGGGACGCAGTATACGACTGGGTACACGGCCGCGACCGGTACGTTCGTTGTACCTTTATCGGCACCAGATACACTGTACTATAAATCGAGTACGACCTCGGGTATGGGTGGTTTGATTAACGTGACGGGATCGAGTACGAGTGCATTTATTGTAACGGCGGGTGGTGGTAAATTTAGTATAGGTGGCGTTGAACAAGCTTCACTTTCCGTGATTCGAGGTTTGACGTATACGTTCGACCAAACGGATTCTTCTAATAGTACACACGTTTTGCTATTATCGTCTACGAGTGATGGAACGAGGAATACGGGTGTAAATAAATATTACATAAGCGGGGTAGAAACACCAACACTCACGTTTATACGTGGGAACACTTATACGTTTGATCAATCTGATTCTTCAAATGGTAATCACCCTATACGTTTATCGGCAACGAGTAATGGGACACATGCGAGTGGGTCTCAATACACGAGTGGGTGGACAACAACACCAGTTTCTCCAAACTATGTTCCAGGCGTTTCGGGTGCGACGAGTCAGTTTGTGGTTCCCGCGGACGCACCAAGTACACTTTACTATTATTGTCAACACCATTCCGGTATGGGTGGTGCGTCATCTATAAACGTGGCGGATTCGAATAGTGGTATCTTACTTACGTATGGTACACACGCACTGGTCGCAAACGCGACGGTTTCGGGTGAATATACTATAGCGACAAACTTTGACGGGACGACGAGTAATCTATACATGGACGGTGAATTAATTTCCCAAACAACCCCGACGATCGCGTCGGGTGCGAAGATGTTAAAAATTGGCGAAGACTATAACGGGTTGATTAAGAACCTTAAGTTTTGGAACTATGCGAAAGAGTTCTTCATAGCCATAACCGGTGTTTTAGATTTATATTCATTGTATAACGATACGGATAAGATCGCGTCTGCATACGGCTTTAGATTATTATTTAAAGAGTATGAAGGTGCACACGCTAAGATTAAACGATCGAGTGATAACGCGGAACTTGACGTGACGTTTGAAATGAATGGTGGTATTAAAACACCAACAAACTTTACCACGTGGAAAGGAAGTGATACGTTATACGTGACGAAATGGTACGACCAAAGTGGTCGAGGGTTAGATGTAGTACCCATAAATTCGTCTACACCTCCCGTTTTTGATAACGCACAATCGAGTGGTCACTTTGCGGGTAAATGGGGTGCTAAATTTGACGGTTCTTCTAATGATAATGAATTAAAAATTGATAATTATACAAATAGTTTTGGTACCGGCACACAAAAGTATACTATATTTTGTAGTACGTACTGGGACGGTGGGACGAGTAATGATACCTTATTCGCGATAGGTAGACCTAATAGCCAAAATAATGTTGCATTTCACCCAAATAATGGCGGTAACTATAATCATTACCATTACGGTAATGATGTTACTGGTACGGGTCCATCTGATCAAACATCTTTGACTTTGGGTCTAAGGTATACGGGAGGTGCATCTAATTCGACGAATATGAAACAATGGTTTGATACTACATTACAATCAGGTTCGGGGTCGAGTGGTGGTAGTTTAAATCTTGAATCCAATTATCCTTTACGGATCGGCGGATATTCCATTCGCGGTTCTGGTCATTATTACGAAGGTCGTATATTCAATTTTATCGCATTAAGAACAGATCGTACCGATTCGGAAGTTACTGATATTATAAGTAAATTGAATACGTATTAATCCCAAACTCTTTGCATATTCGATTGTATAGCCCACGGGTACCGTATTTTACCGTACCCGACAATGTTATACGCATCGATACCGATACGATTACATTTGGTACACACGTCGAAACTATCATCAATGATCGAGTCGAGGGCAAGACTACGACAGATTTCGTGTTTCTCAATTTCGTGATCCGTATAACTATTGGTCATGATAAGATCATCGAATGTATTGGGAAACCAGTACTCGAGCCATTTTTCAGTTTGATCACGCGCGTAACTTTGGCGACCCGTGACGATATACATTTTATCGGCATAGTCGCGTAAATGTCCCATTTGTTTACACACACCTGATATAGGTTTAAGTTTCGCGAACGCCTCGGATTCGTAAAAATCATGGACCATGTCACGCGATTGGGGTTCGGTAATGTTAAACATGTCTCTATAGACGTAGGGGTACTTTTGGGCGGTCGGCATTTTGTGTCCACGGAACTTTGCCATAGGTTTAACGAACGAGACGAGAACTTCGTCGATATCAATAGCAACTCTTTTCATTTGTGTAATATAATATATTTATTCATAATCTCTAAATACTATCCCGATGGGAAACCTTGGAATACCAAGTTCCGTCAAGTTTTGGAACTTTACGGTTAACATTTTTCCAAAATACTTCTCTTTATTTGAGTAAAAATACTCTCTTTGTTCGATCGTACCTTCGGGTCGAGCACAGAATGTACTTCCATTTTCTGTTTTACAGACCCATACGACGGCATTCGCGTCACGACCGTGTCCCGTCTTTGCGTCGATAACTTCATACTCTTCCGTCATGAAATCCTTAAATTTTAACAGGTAATTACTTCGTTTCCCGTTTTCGTATACACTCGAAGGTTCACGAACCATCGTACCTTCGTATCCCTGTGAAACAAAGTTCTCATGGAACTGTTTCAAACACGCTTTCTTACGAACAAGTTTCGTTTCGACCGTGACATACTTTTTGCGTTCCTCGAACGGTAATTCGGGACGATTCACATCGAAATAATCAAAAACGTAAAACTCGAGTTGTTTCGGGTCCGTTTTAAACAAACTTGTAATTTCCTCAAACGTTTTGTTTGGATCGTAACACTCACCGTCGAGGTACTCACCGTCTTTGAGACCTTTACCGAGATACTCGGTTCCCGGAACGAGTTTCCCCGTACGTGAAATTCCACCTTTATTTGAGACGAGTAATCGAACTCCATCAAGTTTCGGTTGAACGTAGAACGGTTCCGAAATGTACTTTTTACGATCGTCCCATTTATTTGCCAACATAGGCATAACGTCCGGTACCTGTAAATTCTTCCAAATAGTTTTTGCTCTTTTCAGGGCACTCTCATACCCGAGCGGAACGTGTGTTGTTGAGATAGATTCTTTACCATCAACAACACCGGTTGCTTTAATAATATTGGCGGTACCGTCTTTCAGTTTTTGAACTCTAATTGACGTGTACCTTTGATTGCCGTTTTTATCCGTTTTAAAAATTGTTTCCATTATATTAGATGAGTAGTGTTCTACCAGTTGTAGATTATAAAAGAATGGAACGACTTAGGCCTCCAGAAAACACGGTTATTCCTTTAAATGCAAATACTCTATGTATATTTCTTATAATAGCGACCATTATCGGTTTATATAAGAGACATGTAGACTTGAAAACCCCCCGGACTCGAAGGTCTAATCAATCGAATGAACGACATTATACTTGATACACTCTTGTGGATCTAAATACATATCACGTTTCATAATTTTCTTAAACTGTTTTTGAGGTATAGTTGTTTTTTCCTTGTACGTTTTTGTAACCATATCCATGAGTTTATCACATGATTTCATTTCGTCCTTGAGTTCCTCATATTTCCCCCAGAACCCGTTCGTGGATATTTGGTGTATCAAAACGTGTGCATTCTTACCTATACGACGTTCATGACCACCCAAAAGGAGAAACGTAGCAGCGGAACAACATACACCTTGTGCTATAGTAACGACTTTAACACGTGATTTTTCGATAATGTTCATGGCACTTATTCCAGCGAACAAATCGCCACCTTCACTACATACGTGAAGGTACATAATAGGTTCATACCCTATGAGTTCTGCCTTCTTTTTAAGAAGATCAATTTCAAGTTTCTTAAAATCTTCGATGAACTCGAGAATATCTACATCGGTAATTTCCCCATAATAGAAAATTTCGTTACCAACGACCCGAGACACTTTATATTCTTCCTCTTCTGAAGCTGGGGTAGTCGTATTCATTTAGTTAATTTAGACCATTTTCTTTAATCATTTTTTTGATTTTAGTAACCTCTCGTTGTTTTAGTTTGTTCTGTAAACCAAGATGGTTCATAACATCAAAATCCTGTGGTGTCAGATTATACTCTTTAAACTTCGAGACGTCACCTTTTTGTGCATACTCGCGTAAAAGCATGAATTCATGGTGGTTCATTTTTGTATGGGAACGACACTGTATACTTCGAATCTTCTGTTCACGCATTCTCTGGTTCCCGTATTTTGTCCACGCACTCCCTGGTCGTATTGTATCGGGTTCAACTAAGGTGTTACCCGTATATATTTTTGGTATTTTCATGGCGTATAAAACAAAATAAGGCATGAAATCCCATTCACCTTTATACAATTCTGTATCGAATGTATCTGCATTTATTAATGCATTCATGATTTTGTCGGGGTGTTCCGGGTTAGACCCAAGATAATTTTCATGTACGGCTCCCCAAATATGTCCATGTTCATGTATAGTTTCTTCTATATCTACAGTACCCGGTTTACAAAAGAAATCTTCGATAATGTCTTTTGATGATTTAAAAATATCCTTTTCGTCGCTATATTCAAGGTAATTGAAATAGTTTCCTATATTTCCTTTACACTTTTCAGAGGCTATTTTTGAACGTGGATGATTTTTATTTAACCACTGAATAGTTTCAGGTTTACGTTTCGGTAGGAACACGAGTTTAAAATTGGGTAACATGTGTACATTTTTAGACGTCACGAGTAATGGTTTTTTTGTAACCCGACCACCTTCACATATGGTTTCTACTATACTTTTATATGCTGTATCGGATTCGTAATCGTCTATATAGGCATACATATTTGAATTTTTTATCGTACCCAGGAATATATCTTTTTTACGTAACACTTCATCATATATTTCTATACTATTTGTCTCATCTAGAATTTTATTAATAGCGAATGTTTTTCCGACACCAGCTGCACCACATAAAAACACATTCTTACCATTTTCTAATAGAGATGTAATTTCTTTTATTTCGCGGTCATGGAGCGAAATACGATCAACCTTTTTTTGTTTATGTATTGTAACAAAGGCATTCATGTCAAATGATACTGAAGATGTGGATCTCGCTACTCAGGCGTTAGATATTATTATGGAAAATAATACACTTCAAATGAGAGTGATAGATCCTTTAAAAAGAAAACTTTTTCCTTATTTGATGTGCATTACAGTCTTTAACTTTACGTTATTTATTATGGTGGCGTATCTTGTGAATCGTCTTTCGGTGATTCTGTAACAACTTCCATGAGTTCTGTACGTCTACGTAATTCTTTCATGAGATCACCTTTTAGACTTACGAGCCCTTTATCTTTTAAATCCAATATTTCATTCTTACGTTCTTGTACACGTTCTATATCGGCTTTAACAGCTTTTTTTACTCCACGTATTTCGTCGAGTTCTTGTTTAAGTTCTCGTTTTGCGACACCTCCCACGGCATCTTTTAATTTGGTTATAACCTTACTTTCTTGAATGGCTTTAAATGGTGTAATGGGTTGTATATGCATAATTTCTGGTTTGAAGAATGCATTATCATCGGGAAATTCACGTTCAAATGCATCTATCATTTTTTTGGGTACATTAGGTGATTGTTCAATCAAACGGTCATATTCAGTTCTCATATTTTCAATCATATTTGTACCGTTTAACGTCCTTTCCGAAAGTGGGAGTGTAAGTTCAAGACGAATCGTTCTCGAAACTTTACCGTATTGTACAGACGCAACACGGTGACCTTCCATAAGTTCGTTAATTTTAAGAAATTGCATGATCGTTGTTGCGATGGCGGTGATTAAGTTTAGACCGCCAATAGCCGACGGTACAAAAGGTTGTACGGAAGGTGGAAATGTTTCTTGTGCAAAGTTAGCAGTACCTGTAACTGTACTTACAATTATGAGTGGTATAGTGAATTTCATACTCAATTTTTTGTATGAACAGTATGCCTGGTAGTGCATATACCTATAACAGGCCGCGGCTTCACCCCAGGCCTTTAGTATTTTCTCCTGTTGTGGGTGCCATATCTTCGGAAGTTTCTTTTCTTCGTTCATACTAATAGAGATGAATATTATATTTTTCATTCATTTACTTTTTTTCATAACAATGTTGGTTGTACCATTTATGAAAAATAAACAAAACCTCGAATTTTATTCACTCCTTGTTCCATTCATATTTTTTCATTGGTCGGTCAATGATGATACATGTGCTTTGACCCAGATGGAAATGGCCGTAACAGGGAACAGTAAAGACGAAACATTCTTTGGACGTATTATGGGTCCCATATATAAAATGGACGACACTGAGGCAAACAATTTCTTAAAATCTATTTTATTTTTTCTATGGCTACTTGTTCAGTACAGACTTAATAGAATTGATTTAACACCACTGAATGAAATTAAGAAACGGTTTGTTAAATAATGTTGGTATACATAAATGAAGATCAAAAACAAAACACAACAAAAACTATTATTTATTGCGTTAATGGTACTCATTGCTGTAATTGTATATCAAATACGTAACCCAATTGTTATTAAAAAGAGGGTTCGTGTACCTGTAGAAGTACCAGTTCAGGTTCCAGTTCAAATACCAGTTGAAAAAGAATTTAGAAACCCACCAATTAAAGAGTATAAACCTGGGTACGTCCAACAAATGGGGGTTCTTGTAGGATCAGATGAAGAAACATTACCTTTATACGGCAAAGAAGTTAGGGGAAGACGTGATCAATATCATTATTATACGACAACGCCAGGCGATCAAGTGTACCCACTTCCAGTAACTATTGATAACCGTGATTGTATGGACGACATTGGATGTCGCGAACTTTACGGAAATGAATCTGTTTCGGTTTTAGGACAAACGGGTTCATTTCAGGCGAAAATGTATAGAACGGACAATTTTTTCTAATGTATTATAAATGAAGATAGATTTATTAAAAAATGAAGCAAAACGTTTCGGTCTTCGCGTAACCAAAAAAATAAAAGGGAAACGCGTTCCTCTGAGTGAAAAGGAACTCAAGATGAAAATTCAAAGACGGCGACAACCAGCTTTGGAAATTCAAGTTCGAAATTCAAAAAAACTTATACGAACGTGTAAATCACTTTTACGAACAGTAGAACCAAATGCTCCACGCGTTCGTCGAGTTTCTCAACCCGTCTCACGTACACCACCTGTGCCACGTGCACCACCTGTGCCACGTGCACCACCCGTGCCACGCGCACCACCAGTTCCAACTAGAAGAGATCCACGCGCAAATTTAATGACTGCTTTAAAAGCAAACCTTAAACGACGTGGTCTTAAAGAAAAGATAAATCAAACTTCTTAGATATAATCTTTTTTGCACCTTCGAGTTCTGGGTGACTCCATAAAAGCCATCTCGACCAAAATCCTGCGGTAAAAAAACCTGTTTTTGTCCAGTTTTCTTTATCACTTCGAGTTACATCAAGCATATTTTTATGAACAAGTTTAGGGTCGGTTTGTTTTTGTACCATATGAGGAACAAATCCACCGTGTCGTGTTACGTATGAACGCATACGTAAAGGGTTTTTGTGTATTGTATAGTCTGAGTAGCCTCTTGCTCCAAAATCAACTATTTTTCCATTTTCAAAAGTAACTCTAAACTTTTTATCAATACGTGGACTTTTTCTTAAACGAACGCGCATATATAATTACTGAATATATTTTTCACCGCGTTTTTTGCGTCTATATAACACAATTCCAAGTGTGAGGGATATTATCCAAGCTTGAAATTGTGATATACCATACGGTTCTTCGACCATAAACATTTATACTATATAATTATTGTTTATTTTCTAATTTAGCGAGTTTGTAGTGGTGATAAAAATGTATTAAACTTAAAATCAAAGAAACAAGAACAAATGGGTTATATCTCGATTTTCTATTAAGAACGAATAGTACAATCGAACCTATAATAACGATGGTAGGTAAGCTAAATAATCCGATTTGAATATCGGTCAAACCAAGAAACCGTTTTTCTAATTTGTTAACATCTGGTGTTTGTACTGGTGCGTAGTATTCTTTTCCTTTATATCCTGGCATTTATTATATATACACAAAAAAAATGTGGATTTTCATGATACCAATACTATTGATATTGAATGATTACCTTAAATCGCCTATAGATAGATTATATTTTCAAACACCTTTACGTCCACTCGTTGGTATACGAAATTCAATCGTAGATTTATTATTTTATAAACCGCATTACTCGGTAGACGATTTTACGGGTTTATGGAGGGTACAGAAACACTTTTTCGATATAAAAAATGAATACGATACCTTATGTAAAAATAAACAAAAGTATTATTTTCATGACCTTGATCCATGGTTTGAATATAATCAAAAATATTATTACTATAAAATACACGATTTTCCGAAATTATACGCATTTTTAAAAACAGTACCATGTGTTGATCATGCCATGATTGCGGTCATGGAAGGATCGATGTCTATACCAGCACACCGTGCCGAGAGTAATTTACAGTTACGGTACCACTTAACGCTCGAAGGAACAAGTAATCTTACCACTGAGTTTGATATTCATCAACATAAACCTGGTGAAGATGTTCTTTTTGATCACGCACGTCACCATAGCGTTGATAAAACTGGTGAAGAAAAACGTGTTGTTCTTATTTTAGATATTAATCGTTTCTAATCTAAAGGTGTTTTCGACACACCGCTCTATACATGTCGTGATCACCAACAAGTTCGAGTTCATCATTTTGTACGATACGTTTTGTAAAAGGTCCATGTGTTCCATCCATACACTCCATACACATCGCCGATATCTTAAACACTTTATCGGCGAGAGGTACACAATCTATAAGTTCACCAAATTTTCTTTGTTTATAATCCCCATCAAGACCCGCGAGTAAAATCGTTTTACCCGAATCGAGAACCTTTTCCACAAACTTTTTAAGATCCGTGAAAAACTGAGCTTCATCCATAGCTATAACGTCGACATCTGAAAAATCAACTTCATCGAGAGTATTAGTTTTTATACAATCGAAACGAACATTATCATGGGTACGTAAAACATCTTCTGATGCGCGCGTATCCTTTTTGGAATTTATAACGAGAATACGTTTACCTATAACTTTGTACCGTTTTAAACGTCGGATAAGTTCGGACGTTTTTCCTGAAAACATGTTACCCATAATAATCTTAAGACTCATTTCTAAATATACGTATTATTTTTTTATACTTATAAATATATTCTCAGTATATATAAATAGGAAAAAATGTTTATATACATATTATTTTTATTAGCTTTACTGTTGAATGTTTTAATCGGATATACCGCTTCGTATAAAAGGAATGTGAAAGAAGGTGATCCCGTATACGATTTAGGATTTAAACTATTACCAAATTTACAAAAATATGATCATTTGGGTGATTATGCATTAATTATTCCTATATTTTCTGTTCTTTTTTCATGGGGATCATGGGGAACACCAAAACGTGAAAAATTTTTAACTATGTTCATTTTTATGTATACATTTAGAGCTTTATCTAATTATGTAACGACATTACCTTCATCAAAAGAGTGTAAGTTAAAACCACCATTTGGTTTTTGTAACGATTATATGTTTTCTGGGCACGCCACGGTCAATATAATATCATCGTATTATGTAGGTTCACCTTTATGGCCTGTATGGCCAATATTAACATCCCTGTTTTCCGTGGCTTCTAGAGAACATTATTCAGTCGATCATATTATTGCATGGCTTATTTTTACATCTCTTAAGTGTAAAATATAATATTTACATAAATAAATGAACTTTAATACGTACGTTGTAAATTTGGATTCACAGAAAAAACGGTATGATGTTCAGAAAAAGAAACTTAATGAAGTTGAGATATATCCAATTCGTATCAGTGCGTATAGATTTGAAGATATTGATAAGAGTGAATTACAAAAACATTTTGTTCGAACAACACCTTTATTAAAGCCTAGATCTGCTATTGGATGTACATACAGTCATATACAGGCACTTAAACATTTTTTAAAGAACGATACAAATGAATTTGCTCTTATATTAGAAGATGATGCATTTCCTTTATTTACTAACGTTGCTCACTTGGAAAAGAAACTCGAAAATATAGATTGGGACTATTTAAGTTTACATTGTGACGGTGTATGCCCAGAAGAGGGTGGTATTCCTTATTTATTATCTGGTTCGACCGCTGCATATTTTATTACACGAGACGGTGCAGAAAAAATAATAAACTATAAACATTCTTTTCATTATGATGTACAAACAACAACAATGAAAAAGCTAAATAAAAAAATAGATAGAAAAAATTCATTTTGGACAGATGAGGAATATAAAATGGGTGGTGAAATGAGTTCAAATAGGTATAATAGATATTGTAACAAAATATATGATAAAATTACAGAAAAAGTAGTGAATAGAGGTGAAAAAACCGCTTGTCACTACAAAGATTACCGCATGTTTCGAATACCTGTATTGAGTTATGAAGTATCTGTCGAAGATTTAGTGTTGTTTTTGTTGTGTATTTTAATCTGTTGTACAACTTTTATCGGCGTAAAATACGTAAAAGGTAGTAAAAAATAATAAAGAACTCAATAAATAATTTTGTTTTTTGGGAAAAACTGCGAGTAAAGTGATATTTATTAACAAAATGTAAATGTAATAAAATTGGTTATATTCTGTTAACATTCTAAACCACCTACTTTCATTTGCACTAGCTGGAAAAGAAATAAATGTTGCATTTACACTTTCTTCTTTATCTAAAGGACTAAAATTTTTAAAAATTAGTTCTTTATCATCAACTTTTATGAAATTGTATTTTTTACATAAAGCATTTAAATTAACCTGATCATCTACACATTTCATTTGTATAGACTCTTTTAAAATGATTTTAAGGTTTTTGACATAACCCATGTACATACCAGCATTTGCGACGTTACTATTATTACAACTACCAAAAACAAATATTTCACCAAATTTATTCATAAGTTCGGGATCCTTAGATACGAGTACTTTACACTCGTAACTTTCAAAAAGACTCTTAACGTTTGAAATATCTTTATTTATTTTTGTATCAAACCCATCTACAAAAACAATTATATCGTCGTCTTTTTTTGTTTTCATGTATTCCAAAAGACCAATAGATTTATCAATGTACCCATTCCATTTCTTACCCATACCAAGAACTTTTACTTTAACACCGTGTTCGTTATTTATAAGTTCTTCGAACATACCTGACGATTTATTCGCATAAGTTACTACTTCTAAAGACATTATTACTACAATATGTATATATTTTAAATGGTTTTAAAGAAACAACTCTTATAATAATAAAAAACATGGAAACACTTAGAATTAAACGATTAACTCTCGAAGCAACTTTACCGACGCGCGCATCCCCTGGATCTGTCGGGTATGATTTATACAGCATTGAAAACATGACTATCAATGCATGTGAACGTGGTATTGTAAGTACGGGTATTTGTGCAACGATACCACATGGTGTGTATGGTCGTATTGCACCCAGATCTGGTTTAAGTGTAAAACACGGTATTCAAACGGGTGCTGGTGTTATTGACCCGGACTATACGGGTGAATTGAAGGTTATCTTGTTTAATCACGGGAGTGAACCGTTCGAAATTAAACAAGGCGATAGAATCGCCCAACTCATTTTGGAAAAGTGTGAAACACCACTTATTGAGGAAGTTGATGAATTAAAAGAAACAAAACGTGGCGAACGAGGTTTTGGATCTTCGGGTAAGAACTAATTTAGTTACCAAATGCGATACCACCCATACCATTCTTAATCCTGAGAATGTTATAGTTGACCGCATACGCGCGAATCATATTAATGTTTGCATTTGTAGTAGAATCAGTGTAATTAATATTTATCTTCGCGTTATCGATTCGCGAAAAGTTCAAGGTACCCGTTGGTTGGGACTTGTTCATGGTAAGACAGAATGGCCATGTATATATTTGTTCCGAATCGACCGTAGTGTTAAGAACCGAACAGTGTCTCGATGGAACAACGTTTCTATGGTATTCGTGTGTCATATTTTCAAAGAGTGGGACACCGTTAATAAACATAGACGCATCCGTGAAATCGTATAATGTGTTCGACGCGTTACCTGCAGCTATGTGAACGGCCTTTACTGGATGATTAAAGTAGGTCAAATCAATCGATGTATCGGAAGCAGACATTGGTTGGTGTTGTGTTTGTGTAATGAGAATTTCGTGTTCACCTTTCGCAAAGAATTCACGTTCGTCTGTGTCAACAAACACGTACGAACCGTATACCTTTGGTCTTTCAGTACCTAAATCAAATGTACCATTTCTACACTTAATTCTGATTTCAACTTCGTGGTATTGAAGACCGACAAGTGGTAAAGATTTAGTCCAATCTTCACTGAAAAAGAATGGGATTATGTAACTACCGGGCGAAGCATTATCACCACCGTCTTGGGTAGTCTCGGCACACGACGCTTTCGCCGAAGATTCGTTGTATAACGTATTGTGTACGGTATTAATAAAAAGTGTATCTAATTTTGTAACTTCTTGACCACCAATCCACAGAGAGAATTCAGTTGGTGAAGTTTCAACTGGTGTTGTCGCATTCGCGGATTTAAAAATAGAGTTATCATGATTATTATTGTTAATATTGGGATTTTCAATCCACACGTAACTCAAGAGATCACCTTTAGATTTGATAGGAATGGAAACTTCGTTTCCCGAACCAAACGTCCCGATATAATCCATACGTTCTGGTTTTATCGAAAAGTTTGTGTGACGTTTATAGTTTTGTCTAAAAAAAGAGACTTGAG